TATTGAGTTTCCCAGAAATGTATAGTTCCAATACCGAGATCTCGTATAGGATCTCCATCTTGTGTAAATTTCTCATTTAATTCACGTGGCTGTACGACTTCAAAATATTTTTTAAAAAAAGAAAAACTAAATTCCCATAAATTATGGGAAAAGTTACCACCTGTTTTCCATTTTTTAATGGTTCGTTTTAATTGTCTTTTATTGTGGCATTTTTCATAATGAATATTTACAAAGGTTTCAGTTCTATTGTATATTTTAGTAATAAAAACATAGGTGCCAACGTTATCATAATCTGAAGGATCGTTATTATATATAAGTTTTTTCTTAACTCGTAAAACTTGACCGGCATCAAGATTATTCCATAAGTGTTTTATTCCTATTCCTAAATCTTCTACAGGATCTGAATTTTGTGTGAATTTCTCGTTTATATTTTCTCGAACCAATTTCATTTGATATTTGTGTTTTCGATAATTAATTTTATATGTGTGGGATATTTAAGAGTTATGTCCCATTCTTTTTTTATTTTGTTTTTAATAAATGGAAGAACATAATGATCTTCATATTTAATATTCCAACCTGCCGGAATTTGTGATTTAATTGTTTCTAATGGTAATGATAAATAATTTTCCGTTATTTCTCTTTCCCAATTTTGTTTATAATCATACTTTAAAAGCCAATGAAGCATATTTTGCACATTATCAGTTATTTTTCCCCAATGTTCTTCAAATGAATTATAATAAGGCTGATGATCTTTAGAGTAATATTTTAATTTTTCAATGTCCTCTTTTGAAGGTTTCATAGTTTTATATGATTCTAATGGAGACATGTCTCGTATTAAAATCCACTTCCATTTGGAATTAAATATTTGATCTTTCCAAAGTTTTTGAACATCATTTTCACTTAAATACGCATAAATTTCATGAAGAACTGATATTAAAGTTAAAGCAACATTTTTATAATTTTTCGTTTCTTTTACAACTTCGTTCCATTTATCGGTTACAAATAATGAAGGATATTTTGAGCGAGCAGCAACAACCATTCTTTCATCTATATCATATCCTATAATTTTTTGAATTTTAGAATATTTTTTTTCAATGACATTAGTTACGTACGCATCCGCACAACCAAAATCTATAAGACAATCGGGAGAAATTTGAGAAATTAAATCTATTTTGTCATCAATACCTTTCATCATCGCCGTTAAATATCTGTCTACATCAGGAATATCAACGAGACCTACAGTATCTTCACTTAAAAGAACCGATTTATATTCATATAAAGATTCTGCAACCAATTTCATGTGTGAATTATTAAATTTCCATTTACATTTAATAGATATCTTTTTTGTTTTTCATCATAAAGAAATATTTCATATGGCATGTGTCCGGATTTAATTTGTTTAATTATAATAGTTGTTTTATTTTCTATATTGTTTTTATCTAATTTATCGTTGAATGTAACTTTCTTTCCTGTTAAATCTAAATCGTGTAAAAATTTATACCATTTTTGTATTCCTGCCACTACAGTATCCTGCCAAACAACATCTAAATCAATTTTTCCAATTCCCATATCAGCTACTGGATCAGATTGTTCTTGAAACGTTTCATCAATATGTTCTTTAACTATCTTCATTTTATTATTTATTCATATGTTTTAAGATACTTTTATCTGTTAAAGAATTGTTAAAGAACACATAAAATTATCAAGAAATTATATTTACAAATAAATAATTAAATCAATCTAATAAACTATGAAAAATATTAACAATACTGTATTTTTAAGTAAAATAGCTCAAAGAGTTAAAAATGGGGATTTCGATGTTTATTTGACTTTGCCTTTTATGACAAGAGATCTATTCTTATACTCTGTTAAAGGTCATTTAAGTAAAAAACTTTCGACAGGCGGCACGCCTATTTTAAGCGATAATGAATTAAAAGATTGTATCGAGGAAGTTAAAGAAACTGCGTTGACAATAATTAAAATTTATATGAAACTGGGCTTTATTATAAGAACTGAAGATGGATATGCGTTCACCGATAAAATGTCTCTCGCTATTCGAGCAGCTTATGGATCATGAGTATCTGGGACAACATATACTTTTGGAGAAAAGAAAAAGAAGAAATAGTTGTTCCATATGAACCTGGATATAAACCTAAAAATATGTGGAGTAATTTAAAACCTTTAGATTTATCAAAAATTGAAAGTCATCCCTTTCCTGAAGATCAATATCTTCAAGAAGAATACACAAAAACTCAAATTGTGTTGCATCATACAGTTTCAGGAACAGGAGTTGAAGGAGATATAAGCACATGGGAAGCAGATCCTCAAAGAGTTGCAGTATGCATGATCATTGATAGAGACGGAATTCCTTGGCAATTGTTTTCTTCAAAATATTGGGCTTATCACTTGAAGGCGGGAAATAAAGAACTTGATAAGCACTCACTTGCGGTTGAAATTGATAATTGGGGGTGGTTAATTCCAGGTGACGGAACGACAAAACAATTTGGATACAAAGAAGATGGAACTCCGAAATTTGTATATACAATTACAGGAAAATATTATAATTATTACGGAAATTCTGTTACAGTTCCTATGGAATACTATCCTGAAGGATTTAGGGGGTATAATTATTACGAGCAATACACTGAAAAACAAATAAGAACTTTAGGAGAACTTATATTATACTGGAAATTAAGATATAATATTCCAATAGATTACAATTCTGATATGTGGGACGTATCTCCAAGAGCTTTAAGTGGAGCTCCAGGAATTTGGGGACATATCTCATATAGGCCTATGCCCGAGAAAACTGACCCGCACCCACAAAAAAATCTAATAGAAATGCTTAAAACATTAAAAGAGATAATAATTTAAATTATCTCTTTTTTTTGTTGAATAAATAATAAAAATAACTTATGCAATTTACATCGTATAAAAGTTATGTAAATGAAAAATTTAAAGAAGAAAAGAATATAACTGTATTATATCCTGGTAGTTATAAACCCATGCATGCAGCTCATGTCTCTCTTATTAAAAGATATGCGTCTCATCCAAATGTTAAAGAAGTAAAAGTTCTTATTGGCCCAGGAGTTAGAAATGGAATAACACAAAAAGAAGCATTTCAAATTGTTGAAGAACTTTTATCTTCTTTGAATAATGTCACAATTGAAGCAGTTAAATATCCGTCTCCAATTTTAACGATATACAAATTTATGGAGACGGCTGACCCAGGAATATACGCAATGGCAGCAGTTAGAAAAGGAAAAGATGATGAAGATTATAAACGAGTACTTAAATTTGTTAAAGATTTTTCTCCGGTAGGAAAATATTTTCATACATTACCTAAAGGCGTGTCTGTCATTGAACTTCCTGTAAATACGAAACCCGTTCTTTATAAAGGAAGAACTGATGAATATGAGGGAACACCAGTTTCTGCATCAATATTGAGACAAGATATTCTTAACGATGATTATAATAATTTTAGAACTAATTATGCCGGATATGATGAAGATATTATAAAATATATCTGGAATACAACACAAATGGTTATAGAAGAATCATTAAATGAAGATGAAATATTTAATGTAAGTAAAGGAAATTTATTACCAGATAAACTTATAGATACATTTTATCAAAGAATTAAAGTTTTATTAAATAGACACAATAAAAATCATCCATTAGTTAAAAAAGAATTAGAAAGAATAGAAGATATAAATGGAAAAATACCATCAAAGATAAAAAACTTATTAGAAGAATCATTAAATGAAGCCGATAATTCTAAACAAATAACAGGGGTGGTCAACAAACATATGACTCACGCGGAAGATCTTGTTTTTCTTAGTGGAAAAGAAGGACTCAAATGGGTTATTGATATGTTCAAGGAATTATATGAAAAACTAAAAAGCGACACAGAATCAAATAAAATAAAACTCTCAGTTAAATTTGACGGTGCGCCATCACTTTTCGTGTGGTCAAAATTTCCAGGATTAGAAAATCCAGGTTTAGCTATTAAAGGTTTATTTGCAAAAGATAGAAAAATAATGTACAATGATAAAAACATAGATAAATTTTATAGTGACCAGCCCGATCTTGCAATTAAGTTAAAACTTATGTTAAAATATATTCCTGCAATAGGAATTCCAAAAAATGAAATATGGCAAGGAGATTTTCTATTTGATAAAACAACTCTTGTATCTGAAAAAAATCATTATTCATTTCACCCAAACACAATAGTTTATAAAGTTGAAAAAGATTCAGATATTGGAAAGAAAATAAGTCAGTCTGATATAGGCGTTGTATGGCATACAAGATATACGGGAGATTCATTAGATAATATAAGTGCAAAATATGATACTAAAGTTTCAGAATTAAAAGAAAATTCAAAAGTGTTCATGGCTGACCCCTATATCGCATCTTTAGCTGGTTATGTTACACTTTTAGAAAATGAAAAAATAGAATTTGAAGAAAATATTTATATCATTGAAAGGTTAGCAAAAAACTTATATAAATCTCCAGAGTATAATAAGTTAATAAAAGATAAGGAATTGATTGATTTATTTAAAATTTTTCAAAATTCTTTAATACGAGAAAATATTAAAATAGATGATGCTGAAGAATTTCTTAATAAGTTTATTGAATTTATAGATAAAAGATTCAAAAAGGAGATATTCTTAAGAAAGACGACAAAATCACAAGATGTACTAAGACAAAAACAGCAAGAATTAATAGAAAAGATTGAAAAATCAAGAGGCATGTTTCAAACAACAATATCTTTAATATTAGCTGTAGCTGAATTAAAAAATATGTTTATTAAAAAATTAAATAATTTGGGAAAATTTGAAACATATCTTCAAATCAATAAAAAGAAATTTATTCCAACTGGACAAGAAGGCTTTGCAATTTCAGACATACATGGAAATGTTGTTAAATTAGTCGATCGATACGAATTTAGTTTTGCAAATTTTTCTCCAAAAATTATTAAAGGGTGGATAAAAAATTAAATGAATTCAGAATTTTATACATTTATAATTATAATTTCTTGTGTCGCCGCAATTGCCTTTGGCGTTTTTCTATATAACAAATGGGAAAGCAAACGAGCAACAACTTTTTATGATAAAAAAAAGAATAAAAAGTAAACTCTATAATAACTTGAGTATACAAAAATTTAACAAAACTTTAATAAAAAAGATAAAACTTTTGAAATTCTTGTGAATATATATTAAAAGTAAAAGTTCTAAAGCGCTTTTAAACTAAATTTACTTAAATTAACTTTTATTAACTAAAATTACTTAATTCTATGAGCAACTATGACTTAAATTCTCTATTTCATCCGAATGTAGAGATGGGAGGCACCAAAACCTCTCAAACAGAAGGGGAATACAACCCCTCAGCCGATAAAGGAACAAACGGCGTTTATCAATCAGTTATTCGATTCGTCACGTGGTGGGGTGATCCACAACATTCATTTATTGATAAATGGGTGTGTTGGTTGGTGGATCCTGTGACTAATCGTGGACGAACTGTTGATTGCCCTTCTTCAGTTGGAAAACCGTCTCCGTTACAAGACATGTTTTTCAAACTTCGTAAATCTGAATCAGTTCAGGAACAAAAGAAATCTGAAATCTTTAGTCGTAAACATCAGTATGCAGCAGTTATTCAGGTTATTAAAGACCAGCATAACAAAGAAGCTGAAGGAAAACTGTTAGTTTATCGATTTGGAAAAAAGATTTTTGAAAAGATTGAAGCTGAAAAGAAACCCCTTGTAGGTGATCCTCACGAACCATTTGATCTAATCGATGGAAAGGCTTTTCAACTTGTGATCACAAAGCAATCAGGTTTTAACAACTATGATCAAGCAAAATTTATTGATAAGAAAATTCCGTTGTTACTTCCTGTAAACGCAAAAGGTGAAGTTGTTGCATTTGGAACCGAAGGCTTAAAACTTCAACCAATCAACGAAAGAACACCTCGTGAAGTCGTGTTTAACTTTTTGAAACAGAATTCACCTGACCTTACGAAATATGCGTATAAAGAATGGGACGAAGAAATGCATGATTA